TCTTGCAGGCTGGAAATATTTGCGTTAGATTAAATAGTTCGAAGAGGCGGGCCTAATCAAGCCCGCTAGCTAAAAGCGTTAGCGGCTTCTTTCCTGATAGAGGAGAGGAGCTGCTTTCGTTTATCCTCTACTAGATGCATACTGCTTACATAGGTAGTGGCACTGATGCCATCGCGAGTCAGCGACACACGATACATATCGTTTTCGACCATCTCGACATCCAGAGGTATATCCTTTGTATATCCCAATTACTGAATCAGATCTATAAAAGTATTATAGTCGTCCAAACGGTCAGCGTGATATTGCTTCAAATCAATACAGGCTTTTTTCAAATCCCGCAGAAGAAAACTTAAGCCGCAACCGTCACCCTCGCACCCGAGGTACTCGTCAATAGTCTCAACCAGGCGATTATAACGCTGCTCGTCATAGGACTTAGTAAAAGACCGAGAATCTTCAGTAAACATTTTTGTAAACTCGTTCATCAGAGTTGCTCCGAATTCGTCCAGGGGTCAGGCTTTTGTTGGATTGTAGCGGCTGCTTGCTGTGCCTGCATCAGCTGAATTGCCTGCTTGTGTTGCTGCAGCTCACCCTTCAATTGCTGAGTCTGCGCTTCTGCCCAGGCCGCTGCATTCTTTGAGAGTGTGTCGAGCGCATTTGTTGTATGTGGGTAGCTAAAGACAACCCCGACACCTTCTTTGATCGAAATCTTCTGCCCGCCGTTGGTCTCGGCGATCGTGGACAGGAAGTCGTGAGATTCTTGGACAGGAATATTGGACAAGAACGAAAGCTCAACCGGGTCGATGACCCCGTTATTCTTCTCGTATAAAGTGCTGAAACACGAAGCAACCCGCGTGGCCCGCTCTCGACTCTGGACCTTTTCGCGCTCCGAGTTCGAAGCCATCGCAGCCCCTCCAAAGAGGCCGCCAATGAAGGCAAGCGAACCACTCGCATACGCCGGAGCCTGCACGGCTGTCACAATGCCTACAGCGGCACCCAGGCCGACTACAACCGTGACAGGTTTGAATTTAAACGGGGTCATGTTTTTTGAAAGCGGTTTCCCACTTCGTAACGTCGGGATCTTGAGCAAATTCGACTGGTGTAGGAAGTCGATCTTGGCCAAGTGAGGCACGATCCGATGTTAGATCATAAGCCTTGAGCCGCAAACCCTGAACCGCTGGAATTCCTTCTTTAATTGTGAGCTTGCAACCGGGCAGCTTGAGAATGTTGATCAGTGCTTCTTTGGTGCGCTCAGTGAATCTCGGCTTAGCTGCGGCTTTATAACCACATGCCTTACAGAAATTGACATAGCTTGCGTAGAGTTCGTTGTATGCATCCTTAACGTACAGACCACGCTCAGCCTCATCTGCTGAAGGTTTCGATGCACCGCGCCCGATCTTCGTGGCAGTGTTCGGAGCATAGAGGCAGCACTCACTCATCCAGCTGACGAACTGATTGTTGAAGACCAGCGCTTCGATGTTGGTCGCGGAGATCGAAGGCACGTGTTTCACCGGATTGGCCAGTACGTCGCGCATCTTGTCGTAGGGCATGCTGAGCGCCCAGGTCACAATGCCGCTCATCTCCGGCACCAGGGCACCCTCAATGCGATCCTCGTAGACGTCCAGTAGCTGTTTACGCTCACTAGGCGGCACAACCTTGTCCATGATGATGGTGAGTCGGCGCCTTTCCAGACCGCTCGTAGTGTCGTTTGAAGTGATGTGCTCGTTGCTGGCGATGCATACCAGCAGCTCAGGCTTGAAGCTGATGATCTCCTTGCCATACTTGCGCTCAGCACGAAGGGTATCGGATGCAGACGTCAGCTTTTTGAGTACGTCCATCCGCTTGTTGTAATTCGATTCGTCTGTGAGCAGCAGCAGTCGCTTGCCCATCAGGTTGTAGGTCTCGAACTTGTTGGTTTCGATGATTTCCAAGCTCGACGTGTGCGCCGCGTTGAATCCAGCCAGTGCAATCATGAGTTGCTGCATCGTGGACTTGCCTGTGCCGCCCGGACCCACGAGGTGCAGGAAGCGCTCGCCAGCGGTGTAGCCAGTCAGCAATGCACGGCAGAAAGCTTGAATCAGGATGCTCTGTTTCTTGTGTAGCGACTTGTCGAGCCACTTCAAAAACTCAGGGCACTTGGCATCCGGGTCGTAGTCATACGACAGGCGGCTGCGCAAGTACAGATCTTTATGATTTCCTGGCTTGAACTCAAAAGTCTCGGAGTCCAGTACGCCATTCGCGAATGGGATGAACTTGCGGCCAGTCGACCAAATGCTCTTGCGACCTCCGTCCAAAGACTTCAGCAGTTTGGCTTTGAGGATCAAGTAGACGCTGTTGACGTTTGCTGAGTTGTATTTCGGCATGACGCCAGCTTGGACCAATGAGTCCAACGCTTTGACGATGCGCCGCTTGATGTGCTGCTCGTCTTGAACGTACCAGATGCCTTGATCGTTGTCGTAGGTAAAGAACTGATCGGTGTTGCTGTCGTAGATAAAGTCTTTGCCTTGGTTGTTGACAATGATGTCAGCAACATCGTTTTCTGAAAACTGACGGTTTTGACCGCCGCCGTGTTCTTGTAGGTTGATCAGCTGCGTGGGTGTTTCGGGTGTTTGCACTTCGGGTTCTTGATTTGATGTTGGTGTTGATTTTGGTTTTGATGTTGTTTCTAACTCAAAAGAGTCGAATGATAGGATGCTGTTCTTTTGATTTGCCTTGTTTTTCTGCAAAGTTTTCTTGTCTTCTTCAGGTGCTTTCTTATCAAAGAGCTCATAGTTCTGAGTCGAAACCTTCTTCCAGCACGTCGCCTCTCCATTTTCAGATGCAAGGGCGATAGCTGGCAGCACCTCCTCCGGATCCCGAATCGAATTCAGGATGCGATCGAATTTGCCATCGAGATCATGCGGATAACTGTAGATAGCATAGAACGCATCATGCGCAACTGTCAAGGCTGAGACACTTGATGTCAAACCATGCTTGTTAAGCCAGTTCGTCCAGCCCAGCAGCTCTTTGAAAACCGTAGCCATTGTCGCGCTACGGTCATCAACCGGGTCGCCATCGAGCACAGACTTGACTGTTCGGGCGCAGAGGCGCACAAGATCCAGTCCGTTTGGCTCGATAGTCAGGGACTTTAAAATTTCTTCGGGATCACCGACTTCCCCCTTTTTTGTTTTTGGTTCTGCGAGGTACGCCCTGTACGCCTCGTCGACTTTGTTGGCGGGGATAAACTTGTCGGTCTTCAGCAGAATCCCTTCTGGGCTTGTCGTTCCATAGAACAAGTTGGGACACTGAGTCGCTCGAATGTCCGAGCCTGGTATGGATTTACAAATCTGACGGGTAAACCACTGGTAAAAGTCTCCGTCGATGATTTCTTTTTCGAGCCCGAAGACTAATCGAAACCGTGGCCAGCTTGGGGTTGAACTAGGTGAAGCATAAGCAAAGCTGAGATATTTCTTGCATATATCGAGTTCAAGTGCTTCAGCAAATGTAAGCTCTTGCTTTTGAATTTTGTTTCCGTGCTCATCTTTGCCATCGGCTTGGTTATCGATGTCGATAATAATAAGCCCAGCTTTGATTAATCCTGTATTATTACTAACTCTTTTGCCGTTAATCAAGTGCCAGGCGCACAAGCCGCACTTCAGCGCAGCAAATTCGGCGAGCTCTTCTACGCCCAGTTCAAGCGCTTCCCAATTCTGGTTGAACGCAGTGAAGTTTCCCTTGGCCCCAATCTTACCTGTCTTACTATCGACGTGCTCTGCAACTACCGAGTTTATGGAGCAGACAAACTTCATGGGACTCGCAGAGTGACTTCTATTATGGGCCGATAGCCCAAGACCGCCAAGGTCAAAAATGTTAAGAGAATATTTCTTTACTTGCTCTTAACAGGAGCGTTCTGCTCGTCATAGTATTTTCGCACAAGAGACAGCCATGCTGCTTCATCTTTAAGAATTTCGTTTTCTCCAAAAGTAAATACTTGAGTGCTGAAGTTTTCGACTGCTGTTGTTACTAAGATTTGAGTTTTTGCGATCTTAATTCCTAAGCAAGCTTCTGCCGCTAGTTTGTATGCTGCAAGTTGAAGCCTGGTTTTCTTTGTTTTAAATGCTCCTGAGATCAAAGCCTTGCGAGTTTTATCGTCGACGGGCGCGTCCTTCTTCGGGAACCTCGCTGCGTATGGTCCGTTAGAAGTTTTGAAGTCAGCCAGAATTATCTCAGCATTTTTATCCATATAGATCAAGTCACAGCATCCTGCGTAGCCATAACCCGTGATTGAGTCGTAATAGTAAATCCTTCCTACGCCATCGTCGCCGACGTACTTTGACCACCGTGGCTGATTAAACGGACGCTCTGACCAGAGCACTCGACCACCATCGAGCAGCTCGTCGAGACACTCCGGCACTCCCTCCCAAAATGGGAGGTATTGATTCGGGGGTATGACCTTCAGTCCTCGGATGTGGTTCTCGACTGAGTTGTGGATCCAGGTTCCGCGCTCTGCTGCAGCCGCCGATGCACCTGGATTTAAGTCGTTCCAGCGAGCAAGTTTCCGTTGTTGCTCTTCTGATTGCGTGGCCGTGAGAATTGAAGTTACAGAAGGAAGAGGTTTGGGCACCCCGTCGCAGATGTAGTGACGCAAGCCATTGATTGTTACACGAGTATCTGACACTTTAAATACACATATTTTTTAGTTTAGAACGAATTTACTAAACTAGGCGGGGCGTCCTCGTCGTCATCATCTTCCTCTTCCAGATCATCAGGCTCACCAATGAAGAACTCCTGCATCTGGTAGAGGTAGGCTTTGTTTCTTTGCTCAAGTTCACCTAGCAAACATAAACCAGCAGAAAAAGATTCAGCGACAATCTCAGCGCAGGTTTCGGCGTCACGAGCATTGCCGTGCATATCCACGCACTCGGTCAGGAGCTGTTGGCTGATCGAAATCGCAGCGAGGCGATCGAGCTTGGCGTTTTGCTGCAGCTGGAGCTCAATGATTTTCTCCAAAAGCTTTTGCATTTTTGAAGCCACGGCTTAGGAGATCTTAGGGCGATCCCAGCCTATATCAAAATTTATTTTTGTATCCGCCGCAGCTGAATTATCTTTCGAGAACACAAACCACGCTGAAGTCACTGAGTCTTTTAGTTTCTTGTTATCAGCACGGAATGATGGGCGAGGAGACAGGATTACAATATTGCTTAAAGTTTGTGAACTCAAAATTTCAGCTCTTTGTCTAGCAGGTTCGAGAAAAGTAATTCTATCAAGAATACATAATCCCTTAGATGCTTTAGCCATTCCACAGTGTATCACCCATTCCGTTGTGTCTCGCAGCCCCTGAGTGATTCCGACTACCCAGTCGATCGGGGGGTGGTTTTGCCAAAAGTTAGAATCAATAATTTCGTCTAAAGTACTGGAGTAAATTTCCTCAACGCCAGCTTTTCTGATTTGATCAGCCAACTGGTTTTCATGATCATTGATAACCAGTACCGATCCATTGATCAGATTTTTCTCTGCAACTGGGGAAAAAATATTTTTTGGGACTTGGTAGAACATGGATGCAGACAAAATTTTTGAAAAACTTCAGGGTTTTTTATCTTTAGAGCAGAAATTTCTGCATCAAAGGTTTAAGACTGAAGCTGAAAAGCTAGATAAAGATAAGCTTATCGAGATTATCGATATTGTCCACACAAATTATTTGGTGAGGACAAAAATGTTTAAAAATCTTGTCAAGCACTGTGGTCAGCAAGGAGTTGTTTTGCCGCCGATTAATGAGCTTTGGGAAGAGTAAAAAAAGATCGCCCAAATGGACGATCTAGCGTAGCAGGTTTGCCCTTCCTTCAGAAGTCTAGCCCGGCATCCTTGAGCGCTTTCTTCTGCTCCTCACTCAGCTCCTTCGACTTAGCAGCCTTAGGTGCCGGTGGCTCAGCAGCTTCCTTAGTGGATGCCCCAGGATTCCCGGCGCCTGCCGGGAGTGAAGCAAGGCCGCCCGTCTGACCCTCCAAATGCTTCGGATGGGCTTCGATGAAAGCGTCTTTGAGTTCTTTATGATCTGATCCCAAAGGTAGCTCGATGAGATTCGCGCCGGAGATATGAGATTTAAGTGCAGAACCCACCAAATCTCGACCATCTGAGCCCAGCCAGATGTCAATGTCTTCGCGAAGATCTCGTTCTTCGTCATTCTGCGGCGGCCTGTCCTTGAACTCTAGACAATTAAAGTTAATCTTTGCACCATCCGCTCCAGTAACTGGATCGCGCTCATTGAACGATTTGGTCACAAACTTAGTGCTCGTGATTACATCGACAACGCTGATGCGATTGTTGTACAGGTTTTGGAAGTAAGAGATAAAGTTTTTCTGAGATGATCGACCACTAATAATGCTGGTTGTGACACAGCGTGGAGGAAGCAACCTATGAGAAGGACTGACACCAATGTAAGCAATACGAATAAACTCCTCATGAGTCCGCATCCCCAAGTTCCCGAAGAACGGGGTGAAACCTAGAAGGATAAATTCGATCGGTATGCCATTGTCATTACTATCAACGATGGCGGAGTCAGGATCGTTGTCTGATTTCCAGCGGCGTGCTTGAAGATCAATGCGAAGTGTGTGCGGTGGAATCTGGCAGAGGATTTCATCCGCAGCAAATTTGCCAGCAATAAAAGTCATTAGTCAGTGAGCAGGAGAATCAAAGAGAGAAATCAACAGAACCGATAGCAGCAGGTGCAACACGACCTTTTTCTGGGTCTGCTGCTTTTTTGGGTGCCTGCTTCGACATCTTAGGGAGGTAAAGGATCTTATCAACTTTGTAGTTAAGGTAGTTCTTCTCGTCCTTCTCGCTAGTAGAGACGCTGCCCACGGCGATAGTAGGTGTGCCCGGTGCGAGTTCAGACAATTGCTTCGAGAGATCACCCCAGCAGCTCAGCTGAACCACT